GGCTACCAGGCGGCTGTGTTGGCTGATGCTGCATCCGTTGCCGGCGCTACCGTTATCACCACACCTGCAACAAATGATCTGATCACTCAAAAGGGTATGGCTCAGGCATTCAGTTTCTTGGGCGTGCCTATTTACCAGGTCTTCAATGATGTGGATTCTGGTACTGACTTCAAGGGAGGCGTGTTCCCGCGTGACGCAATCGCACTGGACTGGCGCAGACCGATCCGCATTGAAGCTGAACGTGATGCTTCACGGCGCGGTATTGAATTGAACATGAGCGCAGTCTATGGGCACGGCGTTTGGCGTCCCGAGTTGGGCGTGCTGATGTACTTTGACGCTGCAACACCTACTTCATAAGGAGGTGAAATCTTATGGCTAATCAAATGGATGTTCATATCGTATCAGCACCTTTAGGTGCGTTCAAAGGTGCAACCGAGTTACCGCTGGTTTATGTTCCAGCGAAGGGCGGCGGCATCACCATTCTTGACGCTCAACTTGTTGGCACTGCTGACGGCACTGTGATTGGTGGGCAACTTGTCACCATGACCGATGCTGGCACTCCAGCGATCGCAGGCACTATCGGCGCGTTTGCCGGTACTGTGGTGGCTGCTGCAGGCGTTCCTGCTGAATTGACAATCGCAAACGCTTTTGTTGATGACGGTCAGTGGATTGGCTTCGACCAAACCAGTGGCACCGTTGCTGCAGGCGCGTTTATCAATATCGCATACGTAACCGGTAAGGCTGCATAGCGTTTATGAGAACAGCCAGGATAGGTAGAATTCACCGAAAGCGGATACTCCCACCGTTTCCTGGCTGCATTGGGAGTCTGTGACGGGAGGTCACTAAATGACACTTAAGATTCATTGGATGAGTAACGCGCCATGGGCTGCAACGGGCTATGGGGTGCAGACAAGGGTGTTTCTACCGCGTCTAAAAGCGCTCGGTCACGAAATGAGCGCGACTGCCTTCTATGGGTTAGAAGGCGCGGTGCTTGGGTATGAGGGCATGAAGATTTACCCGAAAGGGTTTCATCCTTACGGAGTGGATATTGTGGCGGCTAATGCAAGCTCGGAAAATGCTGACATTATTATCAGCCTGATTGACGCTTGGGTTTTGAACGCCGGTCAAATGCAGTTGAACAGCATGTTATGGGTGCCCTGGTTTCCGATCGATACCGAGCCTATTGCTGCTCAAATCGCTGATTCTGTCAAATTGGCTTATAAGCGGATGGTATTCAGCCATCATGCCGAAAAAATGATGGATCAAGCGGGGCTTGATTATTACTACATTCCGCACGGGATTGAAACAGATATCATGAAGCCGAAGGATAAGGCGGAAAGTAGAAAGTGGCTTGGTGTTCCTGAAGATGCCTATTTGGTTGGCATGGTGGCTGCCAATAAGGGCAATCCATCGCGCAAGGCTTTTTGTGAGCAAATAGCAGGGTTTAGAATGTTAAAAAGTGTTCACAAGGACGCGGTGCTGTATCTTCACACCTACGATGGCGCTGGCAATCAAAGAGATGCTGTGAATCTGCGTCAATATATCAATGGATTGGAGCTTGAGATCGGTAAGGATGTCTATATCTGCAACCAGCATCAATACCACCTGAGTTACAGTGAAGAATACATGTCACACGCTTTCTCTGCTATGGACGTGCTGATGAATGTATCACTTGGTGAAGGATTTGGTATTCCGATTATTGAGGCACAGTCCTGCGGAACGCCCGTCATTGTTGGCGACTGGACCTCTATGGGTGAACTCTGTTTTTCTGGACAGAAGATAGACAGGGCGAAGGCTGCGCCATTCTATAATCCGCTTGGTACTTACCAGTTCACACCGCGCTTTGAGGATATTGGGCTGGCATTGATCGAAGAATATCGCACGCCATCGAGCAGAGAAAAGGCACGTGAAGGCGCGCTTGATTACGATGCGGATCTGGTTACCGAGAAATATTGGAAGCCGGTATTGGAAGATATTGAGGCGACACTTCCAAAGGGCGAAGCGAACATGCGGCTGGTCAAGTTCTAATGAACGTTCAGCTATTCAATCCGCCTAACTTTTATTACAGCGGCTTGTATTATCGAATGATGCCGCCATTGGGATTGCCAATCATCTCGACGATGTTGGAAAAGGCTGGTCACCACGTAGAGATTGCCGATCTTGAAGCGCTCCAGGTGACGCCGGACATGCTAAAAGAGGCGTTTACGAAACAAGCCGGCTCATGGCCTGATGTGATTGGCTTTACATCGCTGACTGTTTCAGCGCGTGGCACAAAAGAATGTATCAAGGCGCTTAGGGCGGCTGGCTTCAATAACCGCATTATAGTCGGCGGATCACATCCGTCACTCGCGCCGGAAGAGGCTGCGACTTGGGGTGCTGACCTCGTTGTAACTGGCGAGTGTGAGGGCAACGTCGTCGAATTGTTTGAAGGTCAACAATGCGGCATTGTGGCTGGCAAGCAAGTACCGATTGAGGATGTTCCAATACCGAGTTGGAACAATCACAGTCCGAAGGTCAATTCTTACTGGGGCAACACCGCGCTTGTGCGACCGAATCCAGGCATTACGATGTGGACGCGCGGCTGTCCGTTCAGTTGTATCTTTTGTGCCAACCTGATATTCAAAGGACAGGCAACACGCTATCGTCCTCCTGTCAATATTGAAGCGGAACTGAAAGACTTGAAACGTCATGGCTGCAAGAAACTCTACGTGTACGATGACGAGTTGGTCGGTTCACGTATGCCAGAAGGTTGGATGAAAGAGGTTGCGGACAGGATCGAGCCACTTGGTTTTGAGTGGGTCACGCAAGGACGCTGTTCCAAACGCTTCGTCACACCTGAATTGATGGCGGACGTAAAACGCGCCGGTTGCCGCACGATCTTCTGGGGCATCGAGAGCTTTAGCGAAAAGGTATTGAAGTCGGTTAAGAAACGCGCGACCACTGAGGACTTCTGGCACACGCTACGAGTATCACGCGCGGCTGGGATTGAGAATGGCGTCTTTACGATGATTGGTAACTATCAGGAAACCGAAGAGGACTTAGCAATCACGCGCGACGCGCTTGCCAAAGGTTACAAGGAAGGCATCATCCAATACCGGCAGACGACCTACTGTGACGCAATGGAAGGCACGGAGTACGCCGAGATTCAACGGCGCGAGGGCTGGTATCACAAGTGGACTGAAGATGATAAACAGCAAATGAACAACTTTCACGGCACACCGACACTGCCAGCAGATCGCTTTGAGTATTGGATGAATGAGTTTAGATTGGCTTGCCCTGTAGGGATACCAGTATGATAAAACGAGCGATAGTTACTTTTGGAACAGGTCCATGCGCAGAGATGCTGAGTATAGCATTACCGAGCTTTAAGAACTTCGCAGATCGGCACGGTTACGAACTTCTGGTTGTAGAAGGGTTGGAGCCAAAGATGCCGCCAGCGTGGTACAAAGTTCCGGTGCTGTTAGAAGCGCTAAAAACTTATGAAGAGGTTTTATGGTTGGGCGCCGATTTGGTGATAGTAGATGGTCGCGAGGATATGACGGTTGGAGCAGACGCATGGCAGGCTATGGTCTATCATCACACGGGCGATGGCGAAGTGCCTAACACTGAGGTCTGGTATAACAGGCGTGCCATGATTCCTGTTCTTGAGCAGATGTGGCGCATGGCGCATAGCGGTTGGTCTAATGCGCCCTGGTGGGAACAATCCGCCTCGATGGAACTGATGGGTTATGTAGATATAAGACGACCTGTTTATCTTGGCATACCGACCGAAGTCTATAAACACACCCACCAACTTGATAACAGTTGGAACGTTCACGTTTGGGATAGACCGCAACCAGAACACCCGCGTATTCAACATGCAACCATGTACCCTGACAGGCTCGGTATCATGCGAGAATGGGCGAAGGGTGCAATTTAGGAAACACTAATGACAGTAACTTATGAACAATTAGCGAGCCATCGCTGGGCAGGGACCGGGCTAACCATGTCAGACGGCTCTTTATGGTGCCCTTGTCTGGACTGTTATGATGCTGCCAGATGTATAAAAGATGGTGAGCGAATGGGTGTTACCCACATTATTCAAAATGGATTTGCGCCTAAATTTGATAGCGGCGTAGAGCTTGACTTGGTGAATGACGTTGACGGAATAAGCAAGATAGTTTGCATGGAAATAAAGCGAGATTATTACCTGGATGATTTAGGGCTGGTTGCCGGCGATGTGGTTATTGACATCGGTGCGCATAAAGGAATAGTTTCGTGCTATTTGGCCAAACGCTATCCAGACATTAATGTTTATGCTTACGAGCCGTTGATAGATAATGTTGAAGCGCTAAAAGAAAATGCACGGCGGAACGGCGTGAATATTGAAGTGAATAATTTGGCTGTAACAGGCGATGGACGGGATGTGATGATTCACTATTCAAACGATAATACCGGCGGCGCGAATATCTTTTCTGGTGGGGATAAACCAGTGAAGCACGTAAAGTCTGCTAAGTTTGAGGATGTGCTGGGAAGATTTGAGAAAATCGCTTTGTTGAAGATTGATTGTGAAGGTGCTGAGTATGAATTAGATCCTAAGTTACTCAGTAACGTGATGAATCTTCGCGGTGAGTTTCATAACACGTATGGCGATGCAGAGGCACTATTGGCTAAAGTCAGACAATATGTCAAAAACAGCCTGGTATCCAAGCAGAATTAGAGAGGTATATAAATGACAGTTAGAGATGGGATGCAAACGCTAATTGATACAGTGCGGGCTTATGCCAACGCAGGCACGGCTGAATGGACGATAGAAACAGACTCCAGTTATAAATCCTATTGGGATGATGAAGAGATTCAACGCGTGTTAGACCGCCACCGCGCCGACATCGTGCATTATGAAATGGATCCTATTCAATCATATTCAGCTGGGTCAGTTGTTTATCTATCCTATGACTTGGGTTATGGAAGTATTGAAAGCGGTACGGCTGTATTCAAGATTGAAGATGTGGACGGCACAATTAGCGGCTGGACGATGGATTACACCAGGGGCTTGGCTACATTCACCACAGACACAAAAGGGTCAACCTATTACTGGACTGGCAGCACCTATGATCTTTATGGTGCGGCTGCTGATATATGGATGATAAAAGCCGCTAACGTGGCAAAGATGTTTGACTTTTCAACTGACGGTCATTCCATCAAGCGCAGTGACTTGAGGCGGTCTTATCTTGACATGGCAACTTATTATAAAAACATGTCACCAGGCGGGGCAGTTCAGTCTGTAAAAATTATCAGGAGTGATGTATGAGCGGATTAACAGCTGAAGAACTGCGTCAAATGCAAGATGATATTGAATATTTGATGCCGGACACCTGCAATATACTGAGCCTAACCCGTACCAGTGATGGCATGGGGTCCTGGACTGAAACATGGGGCACGGCAAGCGCAAGTGTGGCCTGCAGAATTGACTTCACGTCTGGAAAAGAGGCATTGGCTTCGGACTCTGAACAGATCTACACACGCGCTATGTTGAGCGTGCCTTATGATACGACCATCACGCAGGCAAACAGGGTTGAATGGGGTGATCTTACTTTCAATGTAGTGAGTGTGAACTTGGGACAATCCTGGAACGTGGTAAGGCGCGCTGTGCTGGAGCAGATAAGATAATGAGCGCAAGCCTAAAGATTGACACCGCACTTTGTGATAAGCTGCTTGCTACGCTTGAAGATAGCGCTGACAAACTTGTCAGAGAACATGCGTTCAGAATACAGGATATGAGTCAGCGCGTGGCTCCGGTTGATACGGGCGCATTGAGAAACAGCGCTTACACCAAAACGAGTATTGGCAGTAATTATCAAGCGGCTGCAAACCTTGCAAAGCAAAAGAATCCAGATGCCGTCATAGATGAAGATATTGCAGAAGAGGTAGAAAAAGGCAGTGCGCTGGTTATTTATCCTATGGAATATGCGATTCATGTTGAGCTTGGCACTTCTAAAATGCCATCACGTCCTTTTCTTGGAATAGCAGGTGAGACACAGCGTCCCAAATTTGAGAAGGCGCTAAAGGAACTTATAAAATGACAAGTGTTAGTGCTTACTTACCTCTGAACTCAAGTATTTCCAGCACGTTATCTGCTGGCACAGCGTTAATCAGTTCGCTGGGTGGCACTGCTATTTATTACGGCATGGCTCCAAAAGGAACTGATTTGCCTTATGTGGTATGGAGCTATCAATACTCAGCGCCTGACAACATGACACCGAGCGAGTCAACGACTCAACTGGTTTATGTGAGGGCTTATGCAGAAACAGCGGCGCAGGCTGGCACGATTGACGCGCGAATTTGCGATCTGCTTCATAAGCAGACTTTGAGCGTGACCGGATGGACTAACTTTTGGAGTGCGAGGGAAACCGAGTTCGCTTATCCAGAAACAGACGAAGCCGGCGTTACAACATGGACGGCGGGTGCTTATTATCGCATCCGATTAGATCAATAGCACATTGGAGGCTAAACAACTATGGCAGATATAACTGGACAGAATGCAGTAATATCCTGGATTTATTCAGGCGGAACGGTGCCACTAAACACCGACTTCCGGTCAATTTCAGAGAATCCGAGCGTGGATTTAGCTGAATGCAGTGCGGGTGCTGACACCTATAAAAGCTACATCGCGACACTGAAGGATGCAACGATTGACTGGAGCGGGTTATTGCAGGCATCAGGAACAGCGATGCTGACGGCTTTAGCGCCTGGAACAAGCGGCACGCTAATTGTCTATCCTGAGGGAACAGCAGCCGGCAAGCCGAGCAAAACCTATCCCGCTATTTGCATGGGAGCGAGAACAAACATTCCATATAACGATGTGGTTGAGATTTCTTGCACGTTCCAGGCGAATGGAGCATGGAGCTAATGAAGTTATCTAACGGGAAAGAGATTGAGTTTGATTGGACCAAAGTCAGCCAAAGGGATTTTCGCTTATTAGCATCGCAAGGCACTAATAACGATCATGCAGACGAGATAATCGGCAAATTAATCGGTATGAGTGCTGAAGAACTGGGTGATCTGAATGTTATAGACCACCGCTCGGTTGCGATTGCTATGTGGAAATCTTACGAAAAGATGGCGGATCAGGTTTCAAAAAACTTAGTAAGCGCGTCTATCTCGGAATAGTAAGAAAGGGCGGACTGCCTTGGGAATACTGGCGCTGGCAACTTGTGCAGGAAACTGGGTGGTCGCTTGAATATGTAGACGCGCTGTCTATGGCGGACTTTCACGAATGGTTGCAAGTGCGCGATGGAAAGACCAACGCTCAAAACTCAATACTGAGGTGATATGGCAACCGAAATAGGCTCGATATTCTGGAAAATTGGGGCTGATCTTGGCGATCTCGTAAAGGGATTGAAAGACAGTAAAAAACAAGTAACTGGATTAGAAGATGATATAAAACCGTTCAACACTGCATTAGATAAGATGGAAAGTGAAGCAAAAGATGCTGCTACTGCGTTGGATAAGATGGAAAGTAATCTTGATGACGCGGGAAATACAGCAAGATCTTCCGGTGATAAATTTGATAGTTTGATGAATGCTTTTACTGGAATTAATCAAGCTGTTCAATTAGCACAAGAAGCGTATGCAGTGTTGGAAGGTGTATATGATAAGGTCATTACCCAAACGGTTGATTATGCCGAACAGGTAAGGGAACTTTCACGCGCCATTGGTGCAACACCCACAGAGGCAAGCAAACTGATTCAGGCGGCGGATGATGTCAAGGTCAGTTTTGAGGATCTGAATACCGGCATGAATATTGCCATCAGAAACGGGCTTGAGCCAACTGTAGAAGGAATGGGCAGGCTTGCGGATGAATACATGGCGATTGAAGATCCGATAGCGCGCACAAAGTTCCTGCTTGATAACTTCGGGCGGTCAGGTGCTAACCTTGCGCCTCTCATGGAACTTGGGGCGGATGGCATAAAAGAACTTGGTGACGCAGCTGAAGAAACAGGGCTGGTGCTGGATCAGAAAGCCATTGATGCAACGCGTGAATATGAAATAGCTGTTGACGGCTTGACAGACAGTTTGAATGGATTTGTAACTGTAGTGGGGTTGAAAGTCATTCCAACTATAAATGATTTGCTCAACCAGGTGGCTGATTCTGCTGCTATTTCTGGAATGCGCGAAGAAGTGATGAATATGGCAGATGCGTTGTTGGCGGCTGGTGTTATCACTGACACACAATACAACGCAATCATGATGGAATCCTACAACCGTAATAAAAGCACCGCTGAATCCATCGAATATCTGTCAGGCACTTTAGAGATGCTGAAAGGCAAGTATGCAGACACCGGCGCGGTAGTCAGCACAACTTCCGAAGACATGATTCAAGATTCCATCAATGCAAAGTTAGCGGCTGACACGCTCAATATGGCAAAGTTGGATGACGTTAGAAAAGAGTATGAAGACACCGCAGCCACACTAAACGATAAACTCGCGCTTGCTTATGACGCAGTTGCAACGGCTGAACAGAACTGGCGATCAGGCGCAGCTGGACAGATCAAAGCAGGACTTGATAAGGAATTACAAGAGAAGACCATAAGCGTTGACGAATACAGAGTAGCGCTTGAAACTTTGGACTCTACGTTTGGCACGGGCTTTGCGATTGACTTTGAGATGAAGGAACAAATCCCCGACCTTGTCAAGGCACTGCTTGAGGATCCTGGTAAGTTTGTTGAAGATGCAAAGGCTTTTGAAGATTACTTCATGCCCTTGTCAAAAAGTGTACAGGACGCCAAAAGCGAAGTTGAAAAATTACAGGCTGACCTGAATGCCATTGAACGTGAATATGTGGCAAAAATAAAACTTGTAACACTTGGCAGTGCTTATCTTGGTGAAGGCGGTGATACAGAAGAAGGACGCGCTTCAGGTGGTCCAGTTGACCCGACCAAACTCTATATGGTTGGTGAAAAGGGACCGGAACTTTTTGTACCTGATACCGCTGGGGTGATCGTGCCTAACAACAAACTGAACTTTGAAGACATAGTGGCGCAAAATTCAAACAGACTGACGCAGGTGGATAATTCAGAATTGCTTACAGAAATACTTCAGGCGTTGCGCTCTCAACCTTCTGCTATGAGAGTTGCGCTTAAAGAAGCTATGGCAGCGGTGGGTGCATAATGAGTGAAGGCATAGTTCACGCTTTTTACATTTTGACCGAGCCTGAGAATGGCACTTGGCTTGATGTGACAGATGATGTACTTTATCGAGGGCGCAGGTGGACGCATGGCATTATGAGCACGCATCCACTTGAGAAAATAGCGAGCGTTGGCACGGCTCAATTCATGCTTAGAAATGACAGTCTGTCTGGTACTGAGTATCGCTACACGCCAGGACACGCCAACTGTATCAGTGGATTTTCTACTAAAACAAAAGTGAAGATCACGGCAACCTGGAGCGGTCACACTAAGACTGTTTTTCTGGGCTGGATTCCGCCTGATGGTATTGTGCAACCTTACGCGGCTAATCAAGCGAACATTGTCAGCGTGGTTGCCTATGATTTTATGTACATGATTCTGAATCATACCGTGACGCTGGCAGAGATAAGCACAGATAAGACTTTGGGACAGGTTGCAGAAGAACTGCTTGATTTATTAGAGGTGGGTCCATCCCGTGTTGATTATGGCAATTTCAGTGAAGAGTTTGAATCCACCAATGAAACAGTGAGGGAAAATACCAGCGTTTATGCAGAACTGAATAAGGCTGTATTGAGCGAAATGGGCTATGCCTATTTGAAATATGAGCATGATTCTGGAGCGGATGACATTCTGGTTATTGAGGGGCGGAATGATAGAAACGCGGTTACAAAATACAGCATCGTTGCGCCTGGTGACGGGGAAGGCACCTGGTATTTAAACACAGAGGCAGGCGAAAGACTTAACTGGGAAATCGCCGATGATCCTGTAATCTATCAGGGCGATCTTGTAGCTGAATACATGATCTCTTTTGACAAAGTTGAAGATGTTATGCGTTATGGGGTGGTGAATGGCGCGCACTTCACGAACAGGGTGCTTGGAAAGTGCTATCCTAAAAAGGTCGGCACTACTACAGAAGTTTATCGGATGGTAAATCCTCTCAGCCTAAAGGCGGGTGAAACAAGAGAAAACTTGCGCATCCGCTATTTGGTTGAGGATGGTTATGTGGCGGTTGCAGCGACCAATGTCGGAGTGAAGGGTACGCCGACCATGTTCAGCGATAGGGGCGGAACTGCAACGGATTTGACTGCTGACTTAACTGTGAGCGGCACTTATGGAGCTGCGGATGCTTACCTGACGCTTGAGAATTCTGGAACGGTTGACGGGTATGTGATAGGTGCAAGTGGGGATCCTGGTCTTTATCTTGAAGGTGATCCCATTTATATCGGTGACACCATCACGCAGGTTATTAACATACCGACTGCCGGCGCTGAGTATTACGGTAAGTTAGAGATGGTATTGGATCAAAAGTATCAAAGTGATCCTGAGCGGAACTACGACCAAATCGCGGTGCTGGCATCGCGCTATTCTGAGCGCATCAATACAATTCAAGACATTGTGTTCTGTGCAAATACAAGTTCTGTGCTTGCCGGTCTTTATATTCTGAACGATGTGGGCAGTAAAATTCCATTGAATTATCAAGGGGCTGGCATTGAGGATGATTACTTCATTCAGGGCATAGAGGTATGGCAAGAGGGCACGGCGACCTACTGCAGATTTATAGTCAAATCCGCATCTTATGATAGTTATAGTTTTTGGGAATTAGGCGTCACAGGCGCAAGCGAACTTGGTGAAACGACTGTATTAGGAGTTGAGGACTGATGACAACGTGGACTGAATTTCCTGGTGATCGGCAAGATGGCACCTTTATTGAATCAGACGGATATAACCAGATTGTTTATAACAT